CAGAAGCTCTCGCCATGGAACGCAAATATCGATCCTATCACTAGTTTCATGTAGCTTAAACGTTAATTTTTTTGTAGGATATCCCTAGATCTACTTGGGACATCCTATGCCTCTAAATGAGCACGAGATACTCAGCGCTTTCGACAATTATTATTACGAAGCATGGTATGCCTGGAACAACTTCTACCCGGAAGCTGAGCGGGACCTTCAGTTCTATCTAGGTGACCAATGGAGTATGGCTGAGAAGCGTGCTCTTCAAGAAGAGGGACGAAACTCCTTCGTCTTTAACAGGATCCGACGTGTGATCAATATGGTCACCGGATACCAGCGTAAAAATCGGCTAAGCTCGGTTGTTGTGCCCATTGAAGGTAGCGATCAGAAAACAGCCGACCAGCTTTCTCAGCTACTCACTTATGTGATGTCTAGTCAAGACGGCTATAACACCATCTCTGACTGCTTTGGCGGAGCTCTAAAAACTGGATGGAATCTTGGGTCAGTCTACGTTGACTACCGAAATGATCCTATTGACGGCGATATCATCATCGATCGTGAACCATGGAATGGCTTCATAATTGATCCCTACTTTACGAAGCTAGACCTATCCGATTGCGCCTATATATTGAGGCGTAAATACCTGTCCGAAAATATGGTGGTATCGCTACTTCCTACCAGAGAAAGAGAGATTCGCGAACTGCATCATGTCGGATGGGAGCGCGATGACAAGTTTACATGGCTACCGTATCAAACTCAGCCGGGTGGCGATGACCTAATGGCCTACTCGGAGATGTATCTCCAAAGATGGTCATCTCAGAAGGTTATCGTCGATAGAGAAACAGGACGATGGGCGGATTTTGAAGGATCCAACGAGGACTTCCAACGACTGAAGGCTATGCAGCCTTCTTTCGAAATGGTCAAGCGCCAGAGACGTTACATCGATATGTATGTCATCGTAAACAATCAGGTGCTTCACCACGAAACCAATCCCTTCGGTCTAGATGAATATCCATTCGTACCGTTCGTAGCAATTTGGGAGCCTGAGAGCTCCGATTGGTCTATGAAGGTACAATCTCTCACCAGGGGGATGATCGACCCACAGAGAGAATCTAATCGCAGAAGAAGCCAGATGATCGATTTACTCGATAGTCAGATCAATTCTGGTTGGATTGCCACAGAGGGATCAGTCGTGAATCCCCGAAGTCTGTTCCAGGCATCACAGGGTAAAGTCATTTGGAAGCACCAAGATGCCGCTCCTGATGCAATCATTAAGATACCTCCAGCTCAAATCCCTCCGTCGATGTTCCAACTTCAGCAACAATTCGATCAGGATATCAATGAGATAGCTGGTGTCAACGATGCTGCGTTCGGTCAGATAGAGACAGCAAACGACTCGGGAGTCTTACAGCTTCTTAGACAAGGGGCTGCCATCACTAATCTACAGGATCTGTTTGATAATCTGCGCCGTAGCCAAAAGGCACTGTCCGGAAAAGTGCTTAAGCTGATTCAGAAATGGTCACCTGCCAAGGTAGCGCGTATCATCAACGCAGAACCAACCAAGGAATTCTACGAGCAGAGCTTCACCAAGTACGACTGCGTGATTCAGGAAGGCGTCCTTACTGATACTCAACGTCAGCAGTTCTTCAGACAGCTCATTGATTTGCAGCAACTTGGTGTACCTATTCCTCCTATGCTACTTGCTAAAGCAGCTCCCCTTCAGGGCAAGAGCGAGTATATGGAAGAAATGGAGCAATTCCAGCAGCAACAAGCTCAGCAGGCCGCCGAACAACAGAAAATACAGGAGCAGCTACTCAGTGCGCAAACCAACCTCGCTACTAGCAAGTCTGTGGAACAAATGGCTGGCGCGAAGGAACGATTTACACGTGCGGTGGCTAATCTTGGTCTTGAGGATGAGCGTAACAGCATGGCGGTTGAAAATCGGGCTGATGCGGCTCTCAAACACGCTCAAACAGCTAATGAGCTTGCAGCTTTGCAGATGGAAAATACCGCCAAATATCTATCTCTAGTCGAGCTGATGGATAAGTCAGCTAAAGCTAAGGCCGATAGGCTCAAAGAAGAGGACGTGACCATCACCGCCCTCGCCTCATCTCCTGCTGCCCAAGCTCAGCAGGCATCACCAATTCAACAAGATAACCAGGAGTTACCCCGATGAAGTATAGCTCTGAAAAGCCCTACATGAGTATGGCGAAGTCAAATAACGATAAGTTCGGAAACCCTTTCAAGGGTGATGTCATGGGAAATATCAGCAAGCCTGCTATGGTATCTACTACAGGACCAATGAAGGATGCCACTAAGGCGGAAACATTGAAAATGAGCGACAAGGGCTACGCTGCCCAAGCGTGGAACTACAAGTACTAGCATGAAGCAAGACCTACACGAAAGCACCAGTGCATTGATTCAGGCAGACGCAAAAGAGATCGAAAAGATCCTAAATCGCAAGCCTACCGGTCAGTATTGGATTGTGATCGCCTATAAGCCTATGAAGGCTGTCTTGACCACAGGGGAGACAATTATTCGTCGTATGGTAAAAACCTACGTTCGTAAACCACCCCCTCTGCTAGGAACGATTGTCATAGAAGTACGAGACGGACAGATTATTGATCACCAGATCAATGTCCATGATATCCCTATCGATTGGAAGGGAATTGGAGACGTAGGATCCCCAGATAAGGCCTACGTACAAGACCGTCCAGACTTAGCAAACTCTTACGTGTACAATAACTGAGGTGCCGCCGACTTATGGGCGATGATTTGAATACGGGCGCAATGACGGAGGCCGCCGCTCCACCAGTAAATACCGATCAGAACGCTATGCCTCAAGCAGAGCAACACGATACCGTCGTGCCTCTATCTGCTTTACAGGCTGAGCGAAAGAGTAGGCAACAGCTGGAAGAAAATCTAAAGATGATGCAGGAGCATTTAGCTCTCCTGGAAGCTCGTACAAATCAACCACAGGTACAACAGCCTAGGGATGAGATGGACGAGGATGATGTACTTACTGTCAGAGATCTAAAGCGGATTCTCGACAAGAAAGAAAAACAGTACGAAACGTCGATCCAAGAGCTAAAGGTTATCCAGCAGCATCCGGATTACCAGGAGATAGTCTCCAAGTATCTTCCCGATGTCATCAAAAGCAATCCATCGTTGCGAAATACTCTCGTGAACGATCCAAATCGCTATGAGCTGGCCTATTGGCTAGCAAAGAATTCTGATGCCTACCGGAACGAATCCAAGCAAACGACAAAAAATGCCGATGCAGAAAAGATCATTCAGAACGCAGAGCGCGCTGGATCTCTCACTGCAGTCGGGCATGCCGTTGGCGGGACTCCTAAGGTGAGCTATAAGAACATGAGCGATGCGGATTTCATGAAGCAGGTACATCGCAACCTTGGTTACTCTTAACCTATAGGAGCCAATCATGGCCATTACCACAACAGCCGTATTGCCACCAGCAGTCCGGGAATATTATGACCGCCTACTGCTCATGACGGCATATCCTGCGCTGATCCACACCAAGTTTGCTCAGCGTCGGACACTCCCAAAGAAAATGGGCGACACCATCGTCTTCAGACGCTACAGCAAGCTTGCGACCGTACCAGTCCCACTGGTAGACGGCACTACTCCTCCAGGAGCCGCATTGTCGGTCACTGATATCAGTGCTCGTGTGGACTTTTATGGGAATTTCGTCACGATCACTGACCAAGTGGAGCTCACGGTCGAGGATCGCGTCCTCAATGAGGCCTCCCGTCTTTTAGCACAAAATATGGGACAAACGATTGACGAAGTAACACGAGATGTGCTAGCATCTACGTCTTCTGTGCTGCTATGCAGCAATGGCGTCAACGGCAACACTCCTACGGAGCTGACAAAAGCCGACCTCGACGCAGCCACAGTCGCTCTGCTCGGAAACGACGCAGAAATGATCTCAGAAGTAATCGTCGGAAGAGATGCATTCGGTACAACCCCTATCAGATCAGCGTTTTGGGGCCTTCTGGATTCTTCTTTACTAGATGATTTGGAATCTGTTTCAAACTTTGTATCATCTGCTAACTATCCTAACAATTCCGCTGTATTAGATTACGAATGGGGTTCTACGGGTAATATCAGATGGTTATACACATCGGCCGGAAGCGTCTCAAGCGCATCTCCTGCGGTGTACAACAACTTCATAGTTGGTAAGGAGGCTTATGCTGTGGTCCACCTGGGCGCAGAGAGCGGAGAGTTCTACGTGCATCCTCTTGGAAGCGCTGGTGCTGGCGATCCTTTGAATCAAAGGGGATCGGTCGGATGGAAACACCCGTTTGTGTCACGTATCCTCAATGATTCTTTTATGTTGAACGTTATGTCATCCCACTCGTAATGAGTAACTTATGAATATGGTGTGTTTTTAACACCTAAATCGATACACTCGATTCCTTCCTACAAAAACAGAGGGGGTCGAGTGAAAAAGTGTAGTAAATGTGATGAACTTAAACCACATGATCAATACAACAGGAATTGTTCAGCCAAAGACGGATTGCAGAGCGCATGTAAATCATGCAGGAATGCGGCCTGCCGAAAAAAATATGCTGAAAATCCATCATGGGCTGAGCAACGCAGAGAGCGTAATTCCATCTTTCATCGCGAGCATAGAGACAAGATTGCGGAACGCAAGAAAGCCTACTTTGCAACAGAAAAAGGGAGAGAATTACATCGTAAACATTCGAACGAGTGGGCATCGAAAAATAAATATAAAGTTCGGGCCCACAAAGTTGTTGAACGTGCTCTGAAGCGAGGTCTTATTGTGAAGCCTGAATTTTGCATGAATTGCGCTTCTTCAAGAAGACTAGAGGCTCATCATGATGACTACACTAAATTGCTAGAAGTCAAATGGCTCTGTAAAATATGTCATGAAACTCTAACAATTAAAAAACATTCAGTTAAATCTAAGAAAAGCGCATAAAGAGAGTACCTAATATGCAGCAGAAGACCTTTTCGTGGACAAACGCAAACCCAGCAGTAGCTCGCAAGCTAAACGTTGGCTTTGACGTAGCAGAGATCACTACCATTGACACCACCAACGGTGGATCATGGCAGTGGGTATATGGGATGGCTAATGCCTCCTACCTAGATGTGGATGCTGGAACCATCACCACAAGCAACGGATTCACACCGTTCACAAACGGGGCGAATTACGGGGCGACCATCAGCAACTTCACGAGCGCCAACCCTGGAGTGATTACAGTGGACTCCACTGTGGCAGCAGGGTTTACAGCAGGGGATACCATTATGGTCTCAGCCCTTGCTGACGACGGTAGTGGAACATCAAAGAACGGCGAGTTTGTGATTGCTTCAGTCACTGCTACGGCCATCACATTGACAGCCAATACCAGCGCGTACTCTGTGTACGTATCCGGTGGCTACGTCAGCCGCGTCAGCAACAGCGCTGGCGAGCCTATTCCTACTGAGAACTTTGCTCAGAGAGGAGTTACCTGTGGTACTGGCGTTGTTGGAGCGAATAGCGCTGCAATGGTAGCCATTGTCAAAGGTTCAGAATCCGTCCTGTAACGAAAAATGGGGAGGGGCGCAATCCCGCTCCTTCCCTTCAATGGAGATCCGATGCCTAGAATAGATTTCAAAGAGGAAAACTTCGAAAAGCTCCCCATCGTTGGCAGCAAGCCAAGGAATGAAAAAGAGGAGAAGTTCCTACGTGAAGTGCTCAAGGGTGAGTTTATGAATTTGGAGCAGCCGGGATTGGCCGAGAAATTCACATACGGCAATACCAAGTGGTATATGTATCCGCTGCTGATGCATGGTGGTATTTATAGACTTCCGCGCCATATGATCCGACATATAGAGAACTGCCAAACGCCAATCTGGAATCTGAAACCGGACGCTTACGGTAAGATGCACAAATCATGTACAGGATATAAACCCCGCTTCCAATTCCGCCAACTGTTTGAATAAGGACTGACTATGGCCACCTGGACCTTTGCAGATATACGAACGAAGACGCGTCAGGTGTCTGGTAGGCTATCTGTGAACGAGCTCAATACGAACGAGCTAGATACGTATATCAATCGGTATCTGCAGTATGAGTTTCCAGCTGAGGTAAAGCTCAACAGGAACCTTGTCAACTACGAGTTCAACACCGAGTTCAACGTCCAGGCATATGAATTTCCTTCTGGATACACGAACTTCGTCCCCGAGGCTTGGGTTGAGAATCAGCCCATCCTCTTCTATCAGAACACTGACAGATTCTACCTTGAAAATAGCTCATCCGTTTCTAGATTCCCTCAATGGGTAGGTGATGGGGCGACTGTGAGCTTCAGCAACACATATGGTGACAGCACTCCTATTCAGGAAGGTTCTGTTCTTGTAGACGATCAGGTCGAGGTATTCACGGATGATGGCGATGGTGTTCTGACTGGAAGCCTAGGTGGTACCGGTACCGTCAACTACGTGACCGGAGCAGTAGCTGTGACGTTCAATACAGCTCCTGCAGATGGGCAGTCGATTGATGTGAGCTTTGTGACGCTTGCTGTAGGATCACCGACAGCCGTTCTGATGTTTAACAACCAGTTTGTGTTTTACCCCATGCCTGATAGAGCTTATAGGGTTCGTTTGAAGGCATGGAGTTTATCCCTTGTGCGTACGGCGACTGGAGGCACATCCACGACGCTAGAAGATCCGTATGATCGGCCTCTGCTGGATGAATGGGGTCCTACCATCGCCTTTGGCGCCGCACGTCACATTGTTTCCGACTTTGGCGAAGCTGATAAATACGCCGAGCTGACCGCTCTATACAAGGAACAGGTCAACTATATACTAACCCGCACTCACGTCGATCTTGAGTCTACGCGTGCCCTACCGATGTTTTGAGGTGTTATGGTCTGGGATAATAGTCGGCCAACGACTAGCGAAAAAATACGTAATCTCTCTGCAGCGATCACACCTAACTGGGTAGCGATTGAGCAGGCAAGTGATGGTGATGCTGCTGGTGATAAGCTAAAGCTTTGGGCCCTGAATCTCGTAGACAGAGCAACCATTGGTGGCCCAAACACGCCTGCTGCAATTGCTTCTGCCGGTCAGATATATGGGCTGAATGACGCTGTTAGTGGTAAGGTAGAGCTATTTTATATCAACGACACTGGTGGAGTGACTCAACTCACACAGGGAACGGCTACTGCTGCGACAGCGGGTCAGGTGCTTCTGCCTGGCGGCATCTTAATGAAGTGGGGTACACAGGCGATTGCTGGTGCTAGCCCTCAGGCAGTGACATTCCCTACTGCGTTTCCTACTGCTACCTTCAACATCCAGGTGACCGCTGCCACTGACTCATCACAGGCCTATAGATCTACGAACGCAACGACTGCTGGATTTACGCTTCGATGGGATGTGTCTGTCGCGGCACAGAATATTTACTGGGTAGCCCTGGGGAACTAATGCAGCCATACCAGCCGTTTTTAATCGCTCCCTACGCCACGGGTTTAGATACCACCATGGAGCCCTGGCTACAGCCTATAGATGCGTTCCCTGAGATTGAGAACGCTCAGCTGCATCATGGTTTCGTACAAAAACGGCTTGGATACTCAGAGCTGGCTCCGTTAGTGCATAGTGATGGAGCTAACTGGAGCCTCGGTGGAGCTCCTGCTGTCACGCAGGCTAACCCTGGCGTTGTGACGGTTACGTCGGCAGTTGGTCTATCGAATGGCGATATTGTTGAGTTTCGTTCAGTTGGCGGGATGACTCAGCTCAACGGCAACCGTTATGAGGTTGACTCTGTTGGAGCGACAACCTTTGAGCTTACCGATACCGTAACGACGAACTTCACGGCTCATAGTGGTGGAGGCGCTGTTTATCTGGTCCCAGAGCTTCCTGTTATGGGAATAGGGCTGTATATCGATAGCAGCGGTGGAAAGGTAACTCTAGCATTTGATACCCAAAGAGCATGTGTGTTCAATAACAGCTCTGGTGTATTCGATCCATTAGACACCAGTGACATCTTCAGCGGAAGCTCAAGCGACTATGTATTTATGTGTAACTGGGCCAGCAGTAGCTCATCTTCTGCAGCGGTATTAGATCGCATGTACTTTACCAATGGATTGGCATACTCGGCTGGTCTCAACGGCATTCGGTATTATGATGGAAGTACGACGACAACATCCTTCCGACCTACAATCAATGGCGTTACCTCTATCAATGGATGCATGCTTATCTTTGCGATGAGGGACCGTCTATTCTTGCTGCATACGATCGAGGGAGCTAGGACATATCCGCAAAGAGTGCGATGGTGCCAAATACAAAATCCCGATCATGCGAATGCTTGGGACGATAATGCTGCCGGGCGGGGTGGTTTCGTCGATGCGCCTACATCCGACCAGATCGTAAGCGCGGTAGCCCTCAAAGACTACCTCGTAGTTTACTTCACCAATAGCGTATGGATACTCAGCCCGAATCCAGATCCTGCTCTTCCTGTAAGGTGGAATAAGCTAAACGACTTCCGCTCATGCGATGGGAAAATGGCCTCGATTGGCTACGACTCATTTGCGATAGCTGCGGGTGTAAGGGGTATCACAGCATCAGATACGACACAGACTGTACGCATTGATGAGAGAATCCAGGATTTTATCTCAGACGAGGTAAATAGGAACTATACGTCTAACATCTTCTTTAAGCGTAACTTCGAGCTTCAGAGGACGTGGATGCTCTACCCACGCTTGGAGTCCGAGGACACTAACGCCGCGCTTGTCTACGATGACGACTCGAAGGCATTCAGCACAGCCACTATCGATATGAATGTGCTGGGATATGGAAGCCAGATCGTAGATGCTACGATTGCTGACTTCAACGATCAGACCTTAGACGAGTTTGGTGACGATGAGACGCTTCAAAGCTACTTTTATGGGGATGACAGTGAACTGTTCCTGGGTGGAGACTCAACGGGCATGGTACATGTGATGGAACAGGGAGATGAGGATGGGCAGCGATTCTACTCATCATCGATCGTAGCTGTAACTCAGGCTAATCCTGGTGTAGTGACTGTAACATCTGGATACGGCCTCTCTAATGGCGACGTTATCAGCATCGATAATGTTGCTGGAATGACCCAGCTGAACGATCGCTATTTTACCGTCTCAAATGCCACAGGAAACACTTTTGAGCTCACAGGCGTGAATACCTCTGGATATGGTGTTTATACGTCTGGGGGCTCTGTAAATGCCCTTCTTGGCGATCATATAGATATGACACTTTTGTCAGCCGGTTGGAATCCTTGGATTAAGGAGGGACGCCGTGCGCAGTTTGGATACATGGACTTTTACGTCACTACCAATCAGACCACCGAGCTTCAAATAGAGTTTTTCAAGGATGACGAGGAAACCCCTTATAGGATCGTCAAAACGAACTGCCTATCGAATCAGCGAGAGCATGCGATAGTCACATCAATCACCAACGCGAATCCTGGTGTCGTTAGCGCACCTGAACACGGATTTGTGACTGGGCAGACGGTATATATAGAGCTAGTCGATGGTATGACGAATATCAATGGGATGCCATTTGAGATCACTGTCATTAGTCCTGGTAGTTTTTCGATCGATCGTGACACTACGGACGATAAGCCCTACATCGGTGGTGGTGTGGTGTGTGAGCTGCCATTCAAGCCTGGAAAGACTTGGAAACGTGTCTATGCTGGTGGAACAGGTTATCTGCATAGAATCAAGATAACCTCGAGCGGTAAAAATGCTCCTTTGACTATCAGTGCATTCATGCCTTGGTTCAAACCCGTTGGAAATAGGGTGATCGGATGAGCCTTCCATATACCTGGAGCTTTTCAAGCGGCATCCGAGGCGTATCATCGCTTATGGGCCAAGATGATCGTATTTTAGCTCTAACGAGCGACTTAGAGCGTATGTATGAAAAGGTCGCCGAGTCTGTAAACGGCCAGACCAGAGCCGATACCGATATCGGAAGCCTGCAATATCAACCCGTAATCCTAGGCACGACATCTGTCGGAACTGGAACCTACACCTCACAAACCGGGTGGGCTTTCAGACAAGGACTATTGGTTGATGCTTGGTTTGATCTCACTTGGACAGCTCATACGGGTACTGGTAACCTCAGTGTGAGCTTGCCTTACGAATGCTCTGCGTCCGTTAACCGGCCATTCGTGGGCACTTTACAACTCAGCGACGTGACGTTTGCTGGGTCATACTGCGTTTTATCTGTGGAACCAGGTTCATTTATTGCTACCATGTGGACCTGTAGCACCGCGGCTTCCACCGCCCAAATACCTATGGATACAACAGGACGAGCCATTGGACATGCCCGATACATTGCTAGATCAATCGAACGCAGAACTTGAAGCTGATTTTAGCCGTCTTCGATTCATACGTATTTTCACACCAGACCATGTACCGCGATATCTAATGGATCAGGTACGCCATAAAGACTATGAAGTTGACGACTGGTATGAATTTCAAAAAGTGATGTGTATTCAGCATGCATCATCTGGACCGATACTGAATCCAATGAACCTTCTATATGTGATAGCGACGCCAGAAAATCTGGTTGTAGGTGTGCTCTGGTGTCAAATCGATCCACTATCGAAAGCACTTGTGGTACAAACGTTTTCAATGGATAATTTATATTGGCATAGAGGAGCTGCTGTTCGCTTGATAGAGGCTAAAGCTAAGGATATTCAGTCTGAGTGCAATCTAAAACGCATCTACTGGATCACTAATTTTCCTAAGCACTCTGAGCGATACGGGTTCAAGCGAAGCAAAAGTGTCCTAATGGAATATACCCCTAGAGAGGAAGATCATGGGCAAAACAATAATGGGGAGCTCAGGCAATCAGAGTCTTCTGACGAAGCCACAGCAGCAGCTCCAGAATCAGTTCTTTCAATACGGACCTCAGGCAGCTGAAGCATTTGGTCAGTTTGTGCAGCCCTATGATCCTGCTCAATTTGAGTCCCTGTTCCAAAAATCCTTCGTCGATCCAGCTATGCTTCAGTATGAGCGTAGCGTACTTCCCTCTATACAACAGAGATTCGTGGATCAAGGTGGTGGAAGCTCATCTGCCCTTAATCAAGCTCTTGCTCAAAGCGCTACAGATGTCAGCACGATGCTCGGTAGTCAGATGGGTCAATTCTATCAAGGACAACAAAGCAATCAGCTGAACGCGATCAATGCTCTTCTAGGATTATCTGGCCAACAGACATTCCAACCCTACCGTCAGCAGGGTATTTTAGGTGGACTTCTTGGCCTAGGTGGCCAGGTTGGCGCTGCATATTTAGGTCGATAAGGGGGATGTCATGGCTATACAAGTTTTACCTGACCAGTTCGGAATAAACCAAGCGCTTCAGGGTCTCGGTCCCGTGCTTGGTCAGGCTTTATCTAACCGCTTTGCCAACCAGCAAAAGCGATCTACAGCGCAGAATGTTGCTGGACTTCTGAATCGGCCGATTACATCTGAGCAAGATGCTACGGAGTTTTTGCAAGGCGCTATCGGCGCTGGTCTGGATCCTCGTGAGGCATTTGGTCTTCTCGACTCGATGCTGAAGAGTCGCCAGGCGTTTCAACCTGATCCTGTTGCTGAGCTTCTTGGGCTTGGTGGTGAGTCTGCATTACAGCCGTCGATGGGTGGAGATCAATTTCAGCGACCAGAAGGTATCTCTGGTGCTCAGCCTCAAGATGTGACAGCGCCACGTTCTAGACTAGAATCCTTGACCGACGGAGAGCTAGTTACGCTGCAATCTAGTTCAAATGCGCGGATGAGATCTCTTGGAAAAGCCGAGCAAGAGAGACGTGTTGCTCAGTCTAAGGAAGGTCGTGCAGATAGGGACTTTTCCTATAAGCGGGCAGAGCCTCAGTTTAAGAAGATCGATAAAATACGCGATACATTGCCGATTGCAGAATCAGCGCTCTCAGAGCTTCAATATGCTTTGGACTCTGGCGAACTAGATGGTTGGAATCAAAATTATTTTGCTAGTTTATTTGGAAAATATGGGGAGCGGTTCGTCACGGATAAGGGAGCTATCGCACAGACGGCCATCAAAGAGTATTTATTAAATAATATTTCTAGAGTAGGCGGCCGTCCAAACCAATGGATTGAGCAGCAAATCAGCGGCGCACTTCCTAGCTTAGGTAAATCTGCCACAGCTAACAGAGCTATTGTAAAAATGTTTTCCGCCGCTGCTAGACGTGATCAAAAAGAGGTGGAAGTTTTCGATAGCATTGTTGCACCTTATGAAAATGCAGGTCTACCTTTACCTCTAGGTATTGACCGACTAGTTGCTGAGGAAATGAAGGTATTTGATATAGAAAATAAGAAGCAGTTAGCCATAGATCTTGCTGAAATTGCCGACTCAAATAAAACCGACGAACAGATAGAAAAAACAATATTAGACAAAGTTCCAGGTGGAACTCCCATAACCTCACGCAGAGCCAAAATTCTCGATGAGAAATATGGCTCAAAATCAAAATCAGTAGCTCGTAAGCTTGGCTACGATGTCGACGCTCCATCGTCCGATGAACGTTCTGCTCCTAAACAGGATGTAAATCCGGAGCCAGCCTCCGAAAAAGCAGTAAGCATCACCCCGCTTAGTGATGAGATTCAAGATGACGAGCTCGATCAAGCTATCGCCGGAGCAAATGTTCTACGTGGAACAAATAGAGGTGAAGGACTTGCTGGAGGTCTAAACGACTTCTACGGACTCCTTTCATCAATAATACAGCCTGCCTCCTCTTTCGCTAGAGGCATGGCAGAAGGAGTCGAAGGTATACGATATGCCGGTTCTGATATCATGGATGCTTTATTTGGTACTGAGACATATAAAACTCGACCTCTCTCTGCGATTGCCGAATTAGTTTTGCCCGAACAAGAAGAGGGTTTCATCAACGCTGCCGCTAGAAGGGCTGGAGCCATAGTTCCTGGTTTAGCGATGGGAGGTCCTGGATCCTCTGTATTAGCAAGATCAGCATTAGGTGGTATTGCTGGACAGACTGCTGAAAAAGCTGGATTTGGTCCTTTAGGTCAAGGGATAGCTGAGGTTGCTGGATCTTCGCTACCTGGATTGAAGGGATTAAAACCAACACCTAAACAGCAGGATACCTATGCAAGCCTAAAAAAATTAGGTCTCGATGATGATCAGATCGCTCCAATATTGAGCGCTAAGAACATCGAGGAGGGTAGCAGGGTCACTAAGCGTTTGGCTAAGGTAGCTAGAAAAACTACTGAAGTATCGAAAAAACTGGATTACGTTCAGGAAGGAATGACAGATGCATTTGGAAATCTAGCCCGTCAGGCCACCAAGAGTCCAGCGGGTCCGAAAGCCGCCCAAAACAATCTGGTCATAGAGCTAACGAAAAGACTGTCAGATATGGATGCTAAGCAAGCCAAAGCTATTGTAGATGATATGGCCAAGTTCACTGGAGAAGGCGTCAATCCATCAAGCGCTATACGGCTGTATCGAGCTATCAATTCAGAGGCGGGGGCCAATAATCAGCTCATTGCGCTGAAAGCTCCAATCAAGGACTACCTGTCTCGCGTTGATCCGATTCTTTCCAAAGATTTCGAGATATTAAATAAATCCTATGCTCAATTTTCTAAATTCCGATCCATGATGGATGCAGGAAAAATTGAAAAATATCTTGGTGATCCTCTGTCTAATATAGCAGCAAGCGTTGCCGTAGGAATTTATTCTGGCAACATTCCTCTGCTAGCTCTATCACTTAGTCCAGCGGTAGCCAGAAATCTTGCACAAAAAATGCTTGTCGATCCGAGATACAAAAACATTTCCGATCAGATGGCAAATGCTGTGAAACGAAACAACATGAACATCGCTAGATCTGCTGTGATAGCTCTTAAACGTACGTTGGCCGAAGATAAAGAGGCCGAAGCATTAGCAGCTCTGAATCGATTGACAGACGAGGACCTTAAGAAGATCCTTCAAGAAGACTGAGCGTTGTTCCACGGCTTAGCCCTCTCGTCAAAGAGCATGGGCTGAGTCGTGACCTGCCCCGAGTGTTCCACGCCTGTCTTCTCGACCATACCATGCTGCACAGTAAGCAAAAACATGGTCAGTCTGGTGTTGAAGCGGTTCGTCAATCCGCCTTTACAGAGCGCCGTTTGCTGCTTGAGCTTTGCCATCTCGTGGGCCTCTCTCATGCCTGGATGCCGCTCGCAGAATCGACCAAGCTCTGACTGAGAAATACGGTGCTTAAGACAGAACTCGCCGAGTAGGATTTGGGTGTCTGAATCGATCCACTCCCAGAACTTTTCTTCGAGCTCATCGAGTCGATCTTCTGTCCATTTGCGCCTCGGCATTTTTGGCCGATCGCTGAAGTCTAGTGGTTTTTTGGTCTCTGGTAATTCTGACATGGTTGACTACTAGGGGAATTAGGGTTATTCTATAGGTCAACCTAACATTTGTTGAGATAAATTAGAATGGGTACAAAAGATCCGATCAGTCATCAGCACTGTGTAGTGGCCTGTAGAATCACCGCCGAAACCATGTTTGTACTAAACTTTTTTTCTACTATTTTTGGATGCTACCGTCAGGATATCATTCGATATGCGATCCTTATGTTCATCGATCGTTATTCGCATCTCATAGGCGCTGAGATAGATGTAGATACTATCCTTGAGGGCTATATGGATACTACACTTGCTCTTACTCCTCCTAAAATTCAGCAGGACGGATCTCGCCACACCATCTATCGTACATGCGA